TGCCTCATGTCGTCGGAGTGCAAGTGATCTCAACACCTCCGCGTCTGCGTGGTCGTAGCGTAAGCCAGATTCCGCCGAGTGACTTGGGCATCACAATACGCTCCACCGCCCAGCCGCCGGTTCCTCCAAACTCTTCCTTGTAGGTGCCGCACTGAACGTGCCAGCGCTGCTCCACCCATGCGCGACCGTTTTGATCGACGCGGTAGCAGGAATGTGCGACGACACTGCGCTCATGGTTGTGGCCATTGACCAAGACATCAGCATCTGGAGCGATCGAGGCATAGCGACCGCCGCCCATGGTGCCTTTGGTGATGATGCCGCCCCAGGCGCCGTGATGGAAGAACAACATGCAGCGCCTGGTCTTGCTGTTGTTGTCCTGCGTAAAGCTGAACCTGAGCCAGCCCTGATAGCCCATGTGCTCAATGTTGCTGCCGGTGTTGCGCATCAGCCGCACAACATTCTCCAGGGGGTCAATCTCCTGGTTGTTGCTTACGGCAGTTTCATGGTTGCCATCGCCTGCCATAAGGATGATGTCCTGCCATGGCTTGAAAAACTCGGCCGCCTCACTGAATACAAGGTCGAAATAGTTGCCGCCTAAGTGTTCAGGGCGAATGTCGCCCTTACTTGCTCTGCGGTCCTTCTTACCTTGCATCAGGCAGAGTACATCTCCGAACATAAGGACGTGGCCATTCTGCGCACGGCACTCGTCGAGATGCTTGCTCAGCAGCTTACGGTCACACTTAGGGTTGTCTAAGTGGATGTCACTAAGCAGCAGGAATGTTGCTGTTTCGGTAAAGGTTGTGTAAGGAATGCGCAGCTCTAGGAGCTCTGGTGTCTTGCGTATAGATGTGATAGTCACAAGACGAGGCTCCATGTGTACTTAGCCTAAGGGGCGTGGCTGACAAGCATGGCCCAGCCGGTACCAGGGCCATCAACCTCCCAGCGGCGCAGCCAGTTCTTGCGGCTGTAGGCGATGCCTGCGCCTTTGGTGTGGTTGACGTAGCCGCCGTTCACCATGTCGGCCTCGCCGTTCGGATCATTGTGGATGTAGGCACCGCTGGTTGCTCCGATGACCACGGACCAATGGCCGCCACCGGTTGGTGCGCCGACAGGTCCTTTATGAAGCCAGCCCACCATCACGGGGCGCCCTGCCTTCAGCTCGGTGTCGATCACGGCAGAGTTGCAGTTGGTGCGCAGCCGCGCTGTAAGTCCTAAGGATTGCAGCGCCTTGATCTGCGCTTGCGCGTTGGTGGTGTCGCCGTAGGTGGCGCGGATCTTGTTATAGGCGTCGTCGTTGGTTACTTTGTTGCTGAAGAACCGTGCCACCATGGCAGCGCTACTGCTGAAACATTCGCGGTAGCCGGTGCCGCTGGCATTATCGTTCTGCGCCTCGTAAGGCACACGTAGCAGGATGCCCTGCTGTTGCAGTTGCGGTGTGCCCTTCTGCCACAGTGCGCCTTCGGCTTTCCGGCGCCGCAGTAAACCAGCCTCAACGGCAGTGCCAGGGTTGCGGTAGAGCAGCAACGCAGCTGGCACGGCGTTCCAGTCCTTATCGTGCAACGCTGCGCTGATGGTGTCAAACCCAGCGCTGCCGTAGAACCCAGTACCGAGGTTGTAGGCAAAGCTGATCAACGCGCAGCGCTGCGGATCGGCCATGCTTGCCCAATGCGGGATCGCACGCAGGCGTTCTGCAATGCGGTCCACTTCCAAGCGGAGCAGCATGTCAGCTTCGATGACATTGATCTTGTCACCGCGCTGCACGGCGCTGCCATTCGGGAATCGCGTGGTGCCGTAACCAATCGTCCACGGATCGCCGCCGCTCAGCGGATCAGGGTAGGCGCTGAGGTGACAGCCTTCAAACTCCTTGATGATCTGAATCGCATCAGCAAGGTCGGTCTGCACACCGGCCGTGCTCCATGTCTTGAACCATGGCTGATCGCGGCTCAGAAGGCGCGGACCGATGGCAGCTTCCAGCTCGCTGATCGCCGCCAACTGATGCGGCAACCCCTTGAAGTAGCGGAACAGATCAACCAGCCTGAGCTGCGTCATGGTCTTTGCAGGTGCTGCGGCACTGACTGCCGATAGCTGAATGCGCTCTTGATCTCGGACCAAATGACAGGACTGAGCATGGCGGCAACCACGGCAAGGATCACCACCTGCGCCATGCGCGTCTCCAGTCGGCCAACGCGGACGCCCAATCCGCTCCGCTCAGTCTTGTCGGAGATGGCGGCATCCAGCAGCTGCTTGAGCTGGCCCTCCAACACGCCGATGGCGCGGAGGATCTCGCCGTGCGTTGGCTCAGTCACCGCTTGCGGGATGCAATGCCACGCAATGCGCCGAGGATCAGCTGGGTCCAGCTGTTAGCACGAACGCCAGGCACGATTGCCAGCAGTTCAGAGCCAGCCAGCAGCGCTATGGCAATGCTGGTGATGTCTTCTGGTGTGGGTGCCATAGCTGGCGTGAATCGCTATCTCAGGTTAGCTACTCGATGCTGCGCCGCCCGCCAGGGTACAAGTGACTGTGGAGGCCAGACCAGAAGATGCTGCAGCAATCACAGCTGGCACGCTGATCAGGCTGATTGAGACGTTCACATAGCCGGCGGATAGGTGGTCTTCCTGCGGCTGTGCGGCGTAACGCCAGTGCGTGGAGGTTGGCACCAGGTCGGTGAAGCTGGTGTGCCCGGCCCAGGCTTCAGTGCTGAGCGGAAATGCGATGTAGCCGCCCTGCTGCGCGCGGTAGTGATCGCGCAGCAACTTGGCCTGTGCCTGCGTCAGCGCAGCGAAGCTCAGTTCAAGGATGTGGCTGTAGGCGGTGGTGCCATGCCGGAAACGGACGCTGCCACCACCGAAGCCCTTCTCTTCGGTGACGGGGAAGGTGCCCATGCTGTAGCGGCGTGTGGCCGGCTCCAGTGCCGGGAAGGTGGCCATCAGTTCTGCAGCGTGATGGTGCTGCTGCCCAGGCTGAAGGTTGCAGAGCTGCTGCTGACATCACCGCCGAAATCGACGTAGCAGACCAGCTCATCGCTAGATGCCGCGCCGCCGCGCGACTTGTAGATCACAGCGGCCCTGGCGGTGATGGTGCTGGTGGCCCAGTTCACAGCGGCAAAGCTGAGCGTGACGCGATCGTTGGCGGTGTCCTTGGTGACGGTGCAGGCGCTGGTGACGCCGCCAGCGGTGTAGCCGGTGCCGCTGACTTCGTTGGTGACATCGTCACGCTTGTCGTGCGTGTCCTTGTTTGGCGTATAGCTGCTGGTGACCAGCATCACCTTGAAGGTGTCAGTGTCGAAGTCGATGGCACCACGGGCCATGTCGTCAACGGCTGAGTTGTAGATCAGGGAAGCCATGATGTACTTGCGTTGAGATCAGTCTAGGCCGGTGGTGTTGGCCATGCGCTGGCACGCTTGGCTGCGAGTTGGTCGCGCAGGGTCCACATTCCGCTTGCGCCCGAGGTCGATACAGATGCGTTTTTACCGAGTAGCGCAGCGGGGGTGAGCAGGTTTGTGGTGGTGCCGGCGCCGCCCAGGGTCAAGGTCACTGTGCTGCCGCCGCCCCATGCGTAGTTTGGCTGGTCCCATGTGCCGGTGCCGTTGACGCCAAAGGCAAGGCTTGGCAGGACCAAATCAATCGACGTTTGCCCCGATGGTGTTTGGTTGAAATTGGCCATGGGTTAGGTGGTGCGGGCCAACATCACAGGAGTAGCGCCCGTGGTGATCGTTGCGTTATTTGCAAATGCCATCACTTCCCAAACTTCGGTGCCAGCGGAGACGGTGATGGTGTCGTAGATGCCTAACGTGTTGGCGGTGTAAAGCATGGTGATCCCAAAATCACTGCCCATTGTTGTAGTAATCCACTGCGAGTAAGGCAGGCTGTGGAATACAGGGCTTGAGTTTGTTGAATACGCGCCGTTGGTGCCGTTGAAGCCAATGGGTAAGATAATGGCGCTCCGCGTTGTAGTAGTAGCTCCCATGTTGCCCTGCCAGTTGTTGCTGATATTGCCTAAGCCGCAATACGCATATTCTGCGCCTTGCGTAGAAGGGCTAGTCGTCCCCGTGTAATGAGACCCCGTAGTTGCTCCGTTCAGGGCAGTGCCTCGTCCTAGCTCCCTGCGTAGCGAGCAAAAACGAGCAAAACAGATCTGTCCCCACGCGCCGCTAGTAGCAGGGCTTACCTCGTATAACAGGTTCAGAAAACCTTTGCTGAAGTCAACCCAAGGCTGGAAAGATCCACTACCTTTTACGATGGTAAAGCAGGAATAAGTTGCGCCTTGTGAGATAACAAAGAAATTAACATCGCCACTGGTGTATCGAGTGACCTTAACGTCAGTGCTAAAGCTAAATGTTGCTACTTGCTTGTGATTGCCTGTACCGTTTGTTGCTGTTGTAAAAAAGTCAAGATATTGAGTGCCGGATGGTATGTCAGATCCTGTGTTCCAGCCGGTTGCCACGTGATAGAACAGGTTGCCGCTGGTGCCGACCATGAACCAGTAGTACGTCTTGCCATACGTCCCGGCGGCATTGGTGATTTCCAGCACACGGTTCTCAATCGTGTTTGTGAAATTGTCGTACCACTCGGTCATCAACCCCGCGTCAATAAACGCCGATCGAAGCTGCGTAAAGAAAGTCGCGGCGGTCAGTGTCGCCGTTGCGGTGTAGGTCTGCTTAGTGACGGCCATGGATCAATCCTGGGTAGGTGAGTTAAAGGGCAACATCAGCTGATGTCCTCGTAGCTGATGACCAGCTCCAGGTCGCCGGTGGCGCTGGCCTGTGCGCGGAGGCTGTGGCCTTCCTCCAGGTAGATGTACGCCTCGCGGGTGACCAGCACCTGCGTGGCGTCGGCTGGCACGGTGATCGTTTTGCCGATAGCAAAACCCGTGGTGCCGTCGTAGTGCTCCAGGCTGATGTCAGCTGCTGCGGTGCCGTCCACGTTGGCGCAGTAGACGCTGTTGATCTTCAGCACCTTGCCGCTGCTGGCGCCATTGCTCAGCGCTGCGGCCATCGAGGTGGTGACGGCATAGCCCACCGACTTGCCGGTGATCGTCGTAGGACTCTTGAGGTTCGGCGCTGCCATGGATTAGTTGCCCCACCATTCAACATAGGCTAGCGATTCCCAGCCGAACAGCTGCACGCTCATGTCGCCAAAGTAATCGCTAGCTGCCGTGCCGCCGGTTGCTGTGCCACCTGCCAAGGATAGCGTGATGCTCTCGTCAAGGCCGACCGCATCACCATTGACTCCAGCAGTGCCTGCGTCTAGGGAGAATGCAACGCTGGCAATGATGCCGTTGGCAGCGCCGATGCTGGCAGTGATCGACTCATCCAGGCCGGGAACAACAAAGCCCTCGGCGTCTAGCGTCAGCGTGATCGTCTGCTGCAGGCCATTGGCAGCGGCGGCGGCACCGCCGGCGAGTGTGCAGCGAGCAAACAGCTCAATGCCGCTGGCAAATGCGCCATCAGGCGGCACGGTTTCAAGTGCCAGCTCGACGTTGTACCGTCCGCAGTAAACGTCGTCTACGGTTGGGGGGTCCGTGTAACGCCAGCGGTAATCCGTCAGCTCGTAGTCGCTGATGGTGGTGACGCCGCTCCAGATGCTGGACGGCAGCGTGAAGCTTTCAAAGCTGCCGAACTGGCCTTGATAGTGGCTGAGGATGCTGAGCATGTCAGCTTCAGCCAGGGCGATGAAGCTCAGCCGCACTGAGCTGCTGAGCATCACGTTGCTGTGGCGCACACGATTCTGCAGGCCGTTGTAGGTGGTGAACGGCGTGTGCGGATACTCGCCTGGCGTGAAGGCGCGGGTTGCTGGCGTTAGGGAAGGGAAGGTAGCCATGACTAAACAATCTGCTCAATCCGCACGGCTGTGATGTTGCTAGCTTGCCTGGCTACAAACCATCCGCCAAATGCTAGATCATAGGCATAAGCAGCAGGCACACCAAGAAAATCTCCTATGTATGGTGGATAGGTATAGCTGGTGTAGGAGCTAAATTCCCAGACGCCGGCAATAAGTACAGAGAAGGTGTAGTTCTGGCTGACAATGCCAGGGCCAACAGTGGCGCTGCTAACGACTTGGATGCCGTTGTTGCAGGTAAGTTCTGATGTTATCGTTGGCCCAGCACCTACTTGTAAGACGACCGAATTTGGCCCAAGAGTAGATGCAGGGAAGAATCCGATCGGGTTGTTAACGGCTACAGGGACCGTATAAACAGGAGTGCCGCCTGTGTAGTCAACGGTTGCTACTAGCACTCCATTCTCGTACCAATTAACAACAGCCACCCCGGATGCACCGCATGGCCCGGCAACTGGCACAATGATTGATCCGGCCGGTGGTGCAATTGATAATGGGAATGCTTGCATTTGGAATGCAGGAACATCCAACCCATCGTCAGTGTTGCCGGTGTCGCCAGTCGGCGCTGAATCGTTGAAGCCCAGACCGCCGCCACTTGGTGATAGCTCCAGTGGGTCATCACCATCAGCCGCTGTAAACGTCTCAGCCGGGATGGTGTTATCGCTGCTGGAGTTCACGTCGCAGCTCACGCCGGTGCGGCCACTTGGCAGGATGATGCCGGTGCCGACAGCAGCAGCCACATCCAATGCGATCAGGCTGCGGCCTTGGTCGTCGATCGGGAAGTGCGTGGCCTCATAGCTCACATCACCCGCCAGTGTCTTGGTGATCCGCTCTACCTGATAGAGATAATCATGCACTGAGTTGGCGTAGGTGGTGTTGTCACGCGCCAGCTGCACGCGGATGATGTCGCCAGCGCTGATGAGCGTGTTGTGCTCCTGCGGCCGTGCTGCGAACCGGATGGTGTGCGTGGTGTAAAGCCGCTTGGCAAGGATGTAAGCGCCAACCTTAACGGCGTGATCCTCGCTGGTGCAGAACGTCGAGAGATCATGCGACTCATACGGCCCGGTTTCGGCGGTGCCGCTGTAACGCACCTCAGCGGTGCGGATGATGCCGATGTCGCTCTCCAGCTGCTGACGCCAGATCACCTGCGCCACGAACGGCTGCCGGTCCGCCAGTGACAGGTAGTTGATCTCCAACGTGCCGGGCAGCACCGTGCCTTCGGTGAAGGTGTATTCCGCCGTGATCGCCGTGGTCTTGATTGCACCGCCGGCAGTCACTGGCAGCAGTGGCCTCAGTCCGCGCTTGCCGCCTGCGCTGCTCTCAGCCAGTAGGAAGTAGGGCGCCAGCCTGGCGGCAAGGTCGGAGTAGTTGGTGCTTTCGCGG